GGGGCGAAAGCCCCCTTTTTTTTATGTAAGGTTCGATGGCCGCCCCCAAGGGGGGAGGATCGAACTTATAATAGTATCTGGAACAAAGATTCTAATTACTAAGTTTAAAACTTTTAAATTTTTTTTAAAAAAAAGGAGTAAAAAATGGTAGATTTTGAAAAACAACCTGCATCTAACAAGCAGCTATGGAAACTAAATTCTTTGGCAAATGATGTTTGGAATAAAACAATTCGCAAAGAAGTAATGGAGCATGGAGATGTACAAAGTAAATCAGAATCTTTGTACACAAATATTTCTTTGCCAATTACAAAAGGTCAAGCAAGCTCAATGATAAACTTGCTAATAGAAAAAGTTAATCTTCTCGATCAACACATCGAGATCCTCGAAGGGAAAATGAAATGAGTGAACTTGTAATTGATGGTGTTAAGTTTCGCCAAAGTGGACTTAACAACATCGTATTGCTGCATGGAAAGCACAAGCTTTCTATTGCACAACATGTTTCGCCATTGATGAAAGATGATCATGGCGAACCAATATGCACACATGAAATAGCGTGTGTATCTGAAGGCGATGACATGATGGTAATTCAGTATCGTCCAACCGCAATAGGTTTAGCCAATGCAATAAAAGATATGGTTAGTTATCTAAATAATAAGTATTGACAATATCTATTGTAACTGCAAATATGCAGCTCTATCAAACGAAAGGAGAACTATTATGTTTGATGCAATTATAAGAAATAAATGGGATTTCCCAATCGAAGTACATCCAACACCCAATGCTATCACTGGCGATCCACTTCCAAACAGTAAGCAGATCGTTCGAACAGATACCAATGAAGTGCTTGGTGTACACAAAAGTGCTTACAAACCTGTGCTTCATAGTGATGTAGTAAACTCAATCGAAGATGCTGTGATTGAGTCACAAGTATCCAAAGACTATTATATTGATACAAAAATCTTTGAGAACGGAGCCAAACTCAAAGGCACTGTCCACTTTCGAGACTTGTATATTGAGAACAAAAAGTCTGCGGAAGTTGGTGACATAGTAAACTTCAAAGTAGATTTCTTGAATAGCTACGATGGTTCTTGGAGCTACATGCAAAAAGCAGAAGGCCACCGTCTTGTTTGTAAGAACGGCATGGTCTCTGGCCTTGCTATAGCTATGTCAAAGTTCAAGCATACAACATCTATTAACATAGAGGGCAGTGCCAATAAAATACAAATTGGTCTCGAAACATTTCTAAACAACAAAAGCAAATGGGAACGATGGACTCAAATAAAACTAGAAGACCAAAATGTTGAGACATTCCTCAAGGCTACAGTTTGTAAAACTCACACACGTCAATCAGGTGTAAGCAAAACAAACGAGAAGCAATTAGAAATATTGCTTGGCTTGTGGGAAAAAGAAAAGAACCAGTTAGGCAACAACCAATGGGCATTGTACAATTGCCTGACCTACTGGTCTACTCATACACAAGATGCTCGAACACCACACATTGCTAGCTTCAACAGAGAAGGTGATGTTGGGCGAGCTATCAACTCTAAAGCTTGGGCAGATCTAGAAACATACGGAGTATACGCATGATCATAAATAACTTAATGAGTATGGATTCATTCAATATTGAATCTGTCATAATAAGAAAACGAAAAAGCACTGGAGGCAGATTTATAACTGAGTTCGTTTTCTATTTTACAAATCAAACATCAATGGAATTAAATTGTTTCAATGAACAAAAACATATTGATGTTAGACTGGGAGATCCAAATGACTGAACAAGAAGAAGACTATGTGGCGCAGGTACTTGCGCCACTCACAAGCTCACCAACAATCATTGAACGAATGGGTGATGACCTCAAGTCAATGAACCCTGAGTTCGACCGAGACAAATGGGTTGCTCGAGCCATCAAAGCTTGGGAAGAAACAAACTTACCGAGGTTGTATTATGAAAGTGGAAACGTACACTGAACAATGTCAAGAATGCGATGGCTCTGGCACAATAACATACGACAAGCCAGAGTCATGGATATGCAGAGATAGCCCACCATCTTTGGAAGAAGTCACCGAAGACTGTGATGAATGTGGTGGTCTGGGATTCGTAAGCCGTGAGTGCGAGGATGTTGAATAGCTTGAATCCACTATCAACATCAACAGTGTGTAAGCATCACACCTCATATCTGGTACACACAACCACGGCAGCACAAGCCTTTGCTCCTTAAAGGTGATTGTGTAGGGGGAGTGAATGACCCCACTCCCCTTTTTATTTGACAAACTAAATATTCTTACTGCATAAGTGGAGCATGGACTCATATTTAAAACATCTGCAAACCACTGCAAACACATTAGATGTTGATTTACTCTTTGCTTTTAAAAAAGCTGGAGTACCTACGTCAACGTACTATCGAACGATAAATAATAAAACTGATCTAAGATACACAACAGCTTGTAAAGTTTTGGAATCTATTCATGACCAACACAAGGTTGCCTCACAACTACAATCAAATGATAACAATGCTTATCGAAGCGAGGCACGAGAGAAAACTTAGCCAAGATAAATTGGCAGGAATAATAGGCTGCACTGAATCTTTGGTTCATAAATGGGAGCAGCACAAAAGAGTTCCGTCTGGTTTCTTTCTTATGTGTTGGCTTGATGCACTAGGATACGATATTGAAATCAAAAAAAGGAAAGAAGGGTAAAGCTCATTGTATTGCTTGCGAACAATTGTCTGAATACTTTGTAGCAATACTTAAAAACAATCATCGAAGAACAAACGAAAAGCATTGGTATGTATGCTTGCGTTGTTATGAGGAAGACAGATGGCAAACAATAACAAGTCAAAAGGAACTTACCATGAAAAGTGGTTTGTCAAATGGCTCAACGAAATCAAAGCGCAAATCAAAGCGAAACGCCAACCCCTCTCGGGCAGCTTGGGAGGAGAGTATTCAGGCGACATCAAGCTCACAATCAAAGACCAAGAACTGGTGGGAGAAGTAAAGTATAGAGACAAGTCTGGGTTTCCTAACCCTTTCAGTGTCCTCGAAGGCAGAGACATTGCCTTCTATAAAAGACGGAGAGGAACTCCGCAAACGCTAGTCATAATGAGTGGCGAACAATTTCAAACAATAATGGAGAACTTAAATGACAGAAAAAATGATGGAGACAAGACGACTACGAGTTGATGTAGTCCACCTAATGGATGACGCTGATAATACTATAAAGCGTGATCTAATATTAGAATATTCAAACTCATTTCCTGATAAACTTTATTTACAGTTGCTTTCGCAAGATCCAAACATCGATGGTTGGATGAATAGTTTTACTTTTGAAGAGGTAGAAAAGTTACGAAGTTATCTTACTAGAATATATAATCTTATGAAGGATGCACGTCATGAAAACTCGTGAAGAGGAAATGAATGAACAGGCTGAAGAGTTTCATAAAAAATACCCACGAGTGTCAATACTTTTTGTAAAGTTTACCAAAGAGATTATTGCTCGAGGCTATCAACATTACTCAGTCAATGCTATCTTCGAACGCATTCGTTGGGAAACAGATGTGCCAGATGTAAATGGCAAAACACAATTCAAACTAAGCAATAACCATCGTGCATGGTACGCAAGAAAATTTATGGAAACCTTTCCAGAGTACAAAGGTTTCTTTCGAACACGCCCAAGAAAGAGCGCAACACAATTAGCTAACAACAAAGGTGAGTATACAAAAACGGAGGACTTCTATGAAACCTAAACCATTGACACAAGTTGTTACCAAACAAATGTGGGAAGCTAGTCTAAGCAGACCATCCAAAGAAATTTATCAACCAGACTTTGATCGAGCAAAGAACTGGAAGGTAGATACCTATCGAGTCACAGCTAATCGAATAAAACAAAACCAAAAGATTGGCGAACATTTTATCTATGGTAAAGAAGCTGCTGCTCTTGTTCACTTTGGCTATGTAACCAAAGCTGAACTCGAGCCGTATCGTACAGAACTCAAAGGCAGATTGTATGATAACTTTAACAAAGACCTTGCTGAACAAAAAATAAAAAGCCTCGAAGAAGCACAAGCATATGGAGAAAAACACTTCAAAGAGCTTGCATCAACTGCATAAGTGCAGTAAAGTACAAAAAAACCTGAAAAAAAACTAATTATATCAGGAAGACAAGGAGAGCTATATGGAACGCAAAGGTTTTATTGGCGGTAGTGATTGCGTCAAAATTATGGAAGGCGAATGGGAAGAACTGTGGGAAGTAAAGACTGGCCTCAAAGAACCAGAGTCTTTACTTCGCAATCTTCCTGTGCAGCTTGGCATACATACTGAAAACTTTAATCTTAAATGGTTTGCATTGCATGAAGCCAAAGCTGTTGTTGCACATCAAAAAGAATACATAGCATCAATCAATAATATACCAGTCAAAGGTACAATAGATGGTGCAATCCAAGGTGAAAATAATATTATTGAAGCAAAGCATACAAATAATTTTTATAATATGGACAAAGTTCTAACCAAGTACATGCCACAAATACAATTGTATTGTCACATTGCAAAAGCAGATGGGGCATACCTGTCTGTTATTTTTGGTAACAGTAAATGGGAGTGTTTGCATATTGCTTACAACCAAGACTATCTTAATCAGATGTGGGAGTTGGTCACACAATTCTGGACTCACGTTCAAAACAAGGAAAGGCCTGTTGATCGTGAGGCCACGACTCTCTCCACAGAAAAGATCCAGTTGGATCAGATGGTGGTGCGTGACGCATCAAGAGACAATGAGTTTGTCTCGGAAGCGCATGCATTCATCAGCACACTCAACGCCGCTCAAATCAATGACAGAGCGAAAAAGAATCTCAAGAATATGGTCGGTCATAACGAACGAGAAGTATTCTGTGATACCGTCAGACTAAAACGTGATAAACGCGGAGCAATCCGCATAACAAGGAGAACTGCACACAATGACAAAGTCTAACTTAACTGAAAAACTATTAAAGGTTCGTGATGAAATACAACCTATCAAGCGTGATGGCCGTAACCCTCACTTTGGAAGCAACTATGCCACACTGGAAAGTGTAATAAATGCTGTAACAGAACCATTGAAGAACAATGGATTCTTTCTGTTTCACAGAGGTATTAACAATGAGCATGGCATGTGCATCACTACAGAAATCAAACATGTAGATGGTGATGGCATCTATACAGAAATACCTTTGGTACTTGGCAAGAATGATATGCAAGGCTTGGGCAGTGCGATCACTTATGCCAGACGTTACGGCATCCTATCGCTACTGAACTTGCCTACAGAAGATGATGATGGCAATGATGCTGTTGCGCGAACTTCAGTGCCGCAGTCAGGGCGAAGCACTGAAGTAAGCAAAGCAACAAAAAATGTTGTAACTAAATGGCCTAGCTAATTCTTGGGGATATCCTATGATGTTATGATAACCTGATCGAGGGGCAGGTTCCCCAAGAACCCCTCACCACAACTTAAACAAGGAGCCAAAAGCATGGCAGAATATGATAAAACAAATGATGGGGCATTGTGGCCTCCATTCGCAGACATGGAACTTATACTACAAGGTAATATAAATGTTGCAGGTCGTGACTCTCGTTATGCATTCGTTCGAAGAATGACACGGGATCAAAAAGAATTAATTGAAGTCTTTGAAAAAGTCGGGGTGATGTTTCCAAATGACAATAGCAAAGAGGGCGCACCTGCTTATACTGGGACTATGTACAATCCCAATGACAAGCGTATGGCTTGGACTACACCGCCTATCTTAAAACGTATTGCATCTTGGATACGCATGAAAGATGAAAAGCCATACATGAGTGTAGAAATATCTGACCCTCAACAAAAACAACAAGAATCAAATTCGGGCTTGAAAGATGACAAGATTCCGTTTTAATAGCAACATAGTTCTCCGCATGGACACTGCCTGTTTTGTTAAACAATTCCATGCGTATACCTTGCCGCCTCGAAAGGGGCGGCCTTTTTTTTGGAGTAACAAATGACAGAAGAAGAATTAGCAAAAGCAATGATTGCTGACGCCAAACAAATAGCAGCCAAACAAAATAAAAAATTTGGAACACCAATAAAGAAACAGCCAAAGGTAACTAAGCAAGCAGTGACCAGAGGTGACGGTTGGCGCAACGACCCGTTAAAAGCCAGTGAAATCAAAGACATAGTATACTTTTTGCAAAGAGGATGGTGCGTAAGTTCTACCTCAATGGTCTGTGGAGTCAGCAGATCTTCAGTGGAAAAAGTAAAAAAAGAAATGTCGTGAGGTGACAAGAAAGTAATTGCAGTGCGTGACCTAACCATACTCACGCTCATCACCCCAAACAATGAATACCAAAGATAGAAAGGATTGCAATGGATTTCTTCACTGCATTAGTTCTAGTTTATCAACTCAAATCAGAAGAAGCAGAAACAGTAATTTGGTTTAAAGACTATGAATCCTGTTACAATGCTCAGTATGCAACAGATAAACTTTATAATTTAGTTAACGGTACAGAAATGTACTGCGTTGAAAGTGACGTAGCGTCACGAATTGTTAGACCAAAGATTAGACCCTCAGTTCAAAATGTGGCGCATCAATA